GTCCGAGCTGTGACAAGAAAAACGCTCTGCGCCGCTATTGCCAGAGTACTGACTCCCGGTTGCAAGTTTGATTCCATGCTTGTGCTGAACGGCCCCCAAGGGGTCGGTAAAAGCACCCTTATAGCAAAGCTTGCCGGGGAATGGTTCTCCGACAGCTTAAACCTTAGTGATACCAAGGACAAAACTGCCGCTGAAAAGTTGCAGGGTTATTGGATTCTTGAAATCGGTGAACTGGCGGGGCTTCGCAAGGCTGAAGTTGAAACCCTCCGCTCCTTTATATCAAGGCAGAACGATATCTACCGTGCTTCCTTTGGAAAACGAGCTACCCCGCATTTAAGGCAGTGCATATTTTTCGGAACAACAAATGCAGAGTCCGGCTATCTTCGCGATACCACGGGCAACCGCAGGTTTTGGCCTGTAAAAACACCCGGCGGCACAACAAAACATTCATGGCAGCTTTCTGCATACGAGATTCAGCAGATATGGGCAGAAACCCTTGTGTATGTGAAGAAGGGCGAAAAGCTGTATCTCGACAAAGCCGTTGAGAAATTAGCAAAGGCTGAGCAGCGTGAAGCTCTGGAATCGGACGAGCGTGAAGGCTTGGTACGTGAATACATCGACACCCTTCTGCCAGATGACTGGGACAGCCTGGATCTGTTTGAACGCAGGAACTTCTTAAACGGTAGTGAGTTCGGCAGCGAAATTCGTACCGGCACTATAAGGCGTGAGTCCGTCTCAAATATGGAAATCTGGTGCGAGTGCTTCGGTAAAGAAAGAGCTAACCTACGTCGTATCGATGCTAATGATATCTCTGCTATTGTCACCCGCATCGGAGGCTGGGAGCGCTCCAAAGCAAAGATACGAATCCCGCTCTATGGACCCCAGTGGATTTATGTTCCAAAGTCCTGTTCCAAAGAATGAACTCTTCGCGGGGAGCAGTTTGGAACAGTTCCAAAGTCCCGATTTTGTACCGAAAGTTCCAAGTCCCACTCTCCGTTGGAACTATCCATAAAGCCTTGTAAATAGGCGCAAAAGAACACACGCTGTTCCATTGTTCCAATCAATACTATTAAAAATAAAAAGGTAAGTAGCTATAGGCTATATACACCATTTCATATTAATAGCGATTCTTTGGCACTTTGGAACAGCTGGAAAGGAAACCGATGTTAGAAAAGACGATTGAACATAAATTGAAATCCGCAGTTAAAAACATGGGCGGCATAGCATTTAAGTTTACTGCTCCCGGTATCAATGGAGTGCCTGACCGACTGGTGCTTTTACCATATGGGAAATTAGCCTTTATTGAACTTAAAGCACCGGGTAAAGATATGCGGCCGCTGCAAGTACGCAGAAAAAGGCAGTTAGAGCAACTTGGCTTTTCGGTTTACTGCATTGACGGTGCAGAGCAGATTGGAGGTGTGCTTGATGCAATACAAACCTCATGAATATCAGAAATATGCAACGAACTTTATACTGGATCATCCGGTATCCGCCATTTTACTTGATATGGGTCTTGGCAAAAGCGTGATCACTCTGACGGCAATAACCGAACTCCTTTTTGACCGCTTCGATGCACATAAAGTTCTGGTTATCGCACCCCTTCGGGTGGCCCGTGATACATGGCCAGCTGAAATCGAAAAATGGGATCACCTTCATGACCTTACTTATTCCGTCGCAATCGGTACAGAACAGGAACGAAGAAATGCACTCATTGCCAAAGCGGATATATACCTCATTAACCGTGAAAATGTAGACTGGCTGGTTAGCAAGAGCAATCTCCCGTTTGACTTCGATATGGTGGTCATCGATGAGTTATCTTCCTTCAAATCCTACAGTGCAAAGCGGTTTAAAAGCCTTTTGAAAGTTAGGCCTAAGATAAAAAGGATTGTGGGTCTTACGGGTACTCCCTCCAGCAATGGACTTATGGATTTATGGGCGGAATTTCGTATCCTCGACATGGGTCAAAGACTCGGCAGGTACATCACCCATTACCGTAATAACTTTTTTACTCCGGATAAGCGAAATCAGCAGATGGTCTTTTCCTACAAGCCTCTTCCGGGTGCAGAAAAGTCCATATACAGGCTTATATCTGATATTACCATCTCCATGAAATCTACTGATTTCTTGAAAATGCCTAAGTGCGTGATAAATGAAGTGCCTGTTTATTTAAGTCCGGATGAGCAGGACATATACGATACCTTCCGTGAGGATATGGTCATAAAGCTTAAAGCTGATGAAATTGATGCAGTCAACGCCGCTGTTCTTTCCGGCAAACTCCTTCAGATGGCAAACGGTGCTGTCTACGATGAGGATAGCAATACCCATCAAATCCACGACCGCAAGCTGGATGCCCTTGAGGATTTGATTGAAGGTGCAAACGGTAAGCCGGTCCTTATTGCTTACTGGTACAACCACGACCTTGAGCGTATCTGCAAGCGGTTTGATGTTAGGCAGATCAAAACGTCAAAGGACATCGCAGATTGGAACAGCGGAAATATCCATGTTGCAGTTATTCACCCCGCTTCTGCTGGGCATGGACTGAACCTTCAAAGTGGCGGTTCCACTCTCATCTGGTTTGGGCTTACATGGTCACTTGAACTGTATCAGCAGACCAATGCCCGCCTATGGCGACAAGGTCAGCGTGATACGGTGGTTATCCACCACATTGTTGCTAAAGGAACCATTGATGAACAAGTTATGACGGTGCTTCGAAAAAAAGAGAAAACCCAGTCTGACCTAATCAATGCAGTCAAGGCAAATCTGACGGAAAGGAGGAAAATCGCATGAACGACACATACGAAAGACTGGCAAATGCCATCATTTTGCAAGCAGTCAAGGATTACCGCAATGCATTAAAAAGGCTGAAAAAGTATCCCCGTAATGAAACAGCTTTATATACGAAACGGGAAGTCGAGCGGTTCTTCCGTTCCGATTGGTACACATCACTTACTACGGTTGACCCGGAGATGCTTATTCTCAAACTTAACGAGGAGGTTATATGATGACGGTAAAAGAATATCTCGGACAGGCTTACCGCCTGGACCAACGCATAAACAGTAAGCTGGAACAAGTGGCTTCATTGAACGATCTTGCCAACAAGGTAACAACTACCCTTACGGGTATGCCAAAGAACCCCAACCGTGCAACATCTACAATGGCGGATGCTGTGGCAAAGATAATCGACCTGCAAGCAGAAATAAACCGTGACATCGACTGCCTTGTTGACTTAAAACGTGAAATCGTAGCGGTCATAAAAACGGTTGACAATACAGAATACCAAACATTGCTTGAGAAGCGTTACCTTTGCTTTGAGACCTGGGAACAGATTGCTGTTGATATGGATTACAGTATCCAGCACATCTACCGTATAAGGGACAAAGCTCTCTCAAAGATTTCTATCCCCGCATGAAAAGATGATAGGTAATGTTAGTAGATGTTCATAGTTTATTTTGATACCATTAGAATAGAGAAATAGAATTCCAAAGGCCATCGCGGAGAGATCTGCGGTGGCTTTTCTTATGCCCAGAAAGCGAGGTGAACCAATGCCCTACAAACCAAAACGTCCCTGTGCTTATCCCGGCTGCGGTCGGCTTGCTGAACGCGAGCAATACTGTGCCGAGCATCAAAAAGCAATGGACAAACATTACAATCAATACGAACGTGACCCTGCTTCCAACAAGCGATACGGTCGTGCTTGGAAGCGTATCCGTGACCGTTACATCAATTCGCATCCTCTTTGTGAGGAGTGCGAGAAGCAAGGTAAGCTCACTCCCGCCGAAGAGGTACACCACATCCTTCCGCTCTCCAAAGGCGGCGGCAACGAGAAGAGCAACCTCATGGCTCTCTGTAAATCCTGTCACTCTCGAATCACTGTCGAAAGTGGCGACCGGTGGGGGCGGTCAAATCTCTAAAACTATTTAAAGCGGACAGCGGCGTGGGGCTTCGTGTTAAAAAATGCAGTTTCAAACAAGGGAATAGCCCCAGCCCAGCAAAGTGAGGTGAATATATGGCAAAGGACGGTACTAATCGAGGTGGTGCTCGTGTCGGTTCGGGTGCGAAAAAGAAGCCCTTGGCTGACAAAATCGCCGAAGGCAATCCCGGCGGCAGGAAATTGACCGTAATGGAATTTAAAGATACTGCTGACCTTAAAGGACTTGAAATGCCTGAGCCTAATAAGATGCTTGAGGCTATACAAAAAGACGGCAAAGCTCTGGTTGCAGGAGAAATCTACAGAAACACATGGCAGTGGCTGAATGAACGCGGATGTGCTGCTCTCGTCTCACCACAGCTTTTAGAACGCTATGCCATGAGCGTGGCTCGTTGGATTCAATGCGAGGAAGCGGTCACCGAATATGGCTTTTTAGCAAAGCATCCTACAACAGGCAATGCCATTCAAAGCCCCTATGTGGCTATGGGTCAAAATTACATGAACCAAACGAACCGGCTGTGGATGGAGATTTTCCAGATCGTCAAGGAAAACTGTACTGGTGAATACAGCGGCATTAACCCGCAGGACGATGTAATGGAACGTCTGCTCACGGCAAGGCGAGGAAAATAAATCAGATAGGAGAAAAATATGATTACTTATAAAACAGCCGAAAGTGTCTGCATGGGACACCCGGATAAACTCTGCGACCTCATTGCTGATAACATTCTGGATGCTTGTATGCGTAAAGATAAAGCTTCTCGTGTGGCCTGTGAGGTCATGGCGACCAAAGGCAAAATTATCGTGGCGGGCGAAATCACCTGCAGCGGTAAAGTGGATATCCGCTTCATCGTAAAAAATGTACTTCGTGAGGTTGGATACAATCCATGGAAATTCACAGTATTTGTGTTCGTACATCAGCAAAGTGCGGACATTGCAGCGGGTGTAGATACTGCACTTGAAGTGAGAAATGGTAGCAATGATCCTTATGGCTCTATTGGAGCCGGGGACCAAGGTACGGTTTACGGTTATGCAACCAATGAAACCCGTGAGAACCTGCCCCTCCCACTGGTGCTCTCCCATCGCATCGTTGAGCGGATTGATGACTGTCGCAAAGGAAAACTCATCAAAGGAATTCTGCCTGACGGCAAGGCACAGGTCACCCTGGAGTACGAGGACAGTAAGCCCAAGCGTGTAAAAACCATTGTAGTTTCAGTCCAGCATGATAAGGACAAAACTCAGACAGAACTGAAATCGGATATTTTAAACAATGTGCTTTGGCAATGCTTTGAAGATTTCCCCTTTGATGATGATACTGAGATTCTCATCAACCCTTCAGGCAGATTTGTCGAAGGTGGTCCCGCTGCTGATACAGGATTGACAGGCAGAAAAATCATGGTCGATACCTATGGGGGTCTTGCATCCCACGGAGGAGGCGCCCTTTGCGGCAAGGACCCGACCAAGGTTGACCGAAGCGGTGCCTACATGGCACGGTACATTGCAAAGAACATCGTATGGAGCGATCTTGCAGACAAATGCGAGGTCGCTCTTTCTTATGCTATCGGTAAGGCAAACCCCGTGGCGGTTGACGTGACTTCCTTTGGTACAGGCAAGGTCACGGATGAGCAGCTTTCAGATATTGTGCAAGAAGTATTTAACCTAAGACCT